TACTTAACTCGCCGGTACAGGTGGGCGTACTCTCGCGCCACGAGCCCTTCCAAGATGCTAAGTCCGTAACTATTAGCCTCGACGCATACTAGGGCTTTGTACTCTTGCGCCTCTTTAAGCACCCTGTCTGTAAACGACGAAGGTGATATGCGCTCATAGTACGTGGCGACGATAAGCGGTTTCTTTTTGTCAGTACAGTCAAGCACCACGAAGGACGAGAAGTCACCGTGCTCTGAGCCCGATGCGACATCGACGCCCATGACGTAAACTTTAAACTGCTGTGGTTCCATGTACTTACGGTAACCGGGAGATGCTTTTGAGTGAGCGTAGGTTCGGTTGAAGAACTTCTTACCTGAGCTGATAAAGGCGAGGTGGGCTTCTGGTGGATACTCTTGCAGGAAGGTGTTCCAGTTAGCGGCACACCGGGTCGAGTACGTTGATGCCGCCCAGTTAAGCTGGTACTTATCAATCTCGTACTGCTGCTGTAAGTCTTCGATTTCTTTGGGAATCCATTGGGGCTTCTTTCTGCTTCTTGCGTCTTCTTGGTCTAGCCAAGAGATAAAGAGTTTCTCGAACCCGTTCTGCTCTTCCCAAATCTTATGGGCCTCGTTGAGCCCTTTGGCGGTCGTCTCAAGAGACACCATCGCGTTCTCGCCGGCAGTAGACATGGCTGCGGCTATAAGCTCCTCGATGTTGTCGTACTGTGCGAACTCGGAGCAGTGAATGGACTGGTAGGTACTTCCTCGAGCGGAGTCGCTTCCTGCGGTGGCGGCGAGTATGTATCCGCCATGTGCGAACTGAATCTCGTGCTTGTTCTGTAGCTTAAGGTCAAACTGTAGGAACTTAGGCAGAAGGTCGTAGAACCGTTGGTAAATTCTGAAGATGGACTTTGCTGCGGAGTCTGTATGTGCGAGCACCAAGCACTGATAGTTCGGTGTGAATAGTGTCTTCCAGAAGTTGTACCCGGCAATAATGGTGGTAATGCCGAGCTTCCTACTCTTAAGCACATACACCCAGGGGTTGCGCTCGTTAGCTTCCAAGAACTGCCGCTGTGCATAGTTGGGCAGGAGTGCAGCGACCCTCCCCTTTTTATCAAGTATTTTCAGATACTTGTCACAGAAATAGCCAAAGTCTTCCTGGCACTTGCGGATTTCTTTAGCGGCCTTCTTGGTAAATTTCATTAATTCACGTTGAAGCTGGTAGAGGCTGGGAGGTACCCCAGGTAGTTTTGAGTAATCTCTTCCTTGTCTTTCATGTCGGTTTCACGGTGGAGCACGGTATGGAAGGCTGAGATAAACTTCACAAGCTCTCTAGCGAACTGCACGCACTCACGCTTATGTGTGCTTTTGGCGTTATGCACCGGCTCATTAAGCTCCATGATAGTGGAGTCGAACTTCTCTAGCATTGCTCTACAGAACCTGTGGTGTGTTGTAAGCGATGCGTTTGAGTAGGGCTTTAGTTTTGCGAGGATGTCTTTCGTTTCCTCTGCACAGATAAGGAACGTCGCCTTCATGTTCTGGACATCGGTAAGCTTCTTCTCTCCGTCATCTGCTAGCGGCGGAGCGATGATGCAGTCCATCGTGTTCTTAATCTGCGAGATGTACTGTGCAAGCACACTCTCTACCATCCCTGCCGGGAAAATTGTCGTAACAGTCTCACCCATCAGTCACCCTCTACATGGTCTGATTTAATGTTATGGAGTGCGCGAAGCGACCTAACGGTAGCCTCAAGGTCATCGAGTACCTTGTGGATGCTAGGCGCTTCTCGCTTTCCTATTTCTTGCGTCTGAAAATAGAGGTCAAGAGCTTCCCTCATCATCCGACTCATGCTCTTCCCCAGCCTCTTCTTTGCCTTTACGAGAGTCTTTAGCTGGCTTTCCCTTATCGCCAGAGTCGTGTTCTTCTTCACCCCGTGGTCCATCTTCATGGTGTTCCTCCATCATGTGGCGAGGGGGTTTCATCATCAGGCTGACGCTGATTCCCGCCACCTTGTCCATCGGCAGCTCGTCGAGCTTCGACAGCATCTTTATCGCGGCCACTTTCGCCGCCTTCTTCATTTTCATTCCGTGTCCCACGTTTACTCTCCAGTTGTTTTGGCCGCGCTAAAACGTCAACCAGGTCTAAGGTCGTCTCACTCTTCATCATATCAAGCCTGGCCTTTCCAAGCTCAAGCTCGAGCATTTCCTTCTGGAGCCTAACCTTTTTAAGCTTCTCATCCAAGGGGTCGCGCCAATGTGTATACCTTCTTTCCAGTAACCACTTGGCTGTAGCAGGGCTTGTCTCTGCATGCTCATTGATAATCGCAACGAGCTTCTCTTCGGCCTCCGCCATCGCAAAGTTAAACGCCTCCTTAAAGTCCTCACGAGCAGGGTCAGTCAACCAACGCTGCACCGTAGTCTTGCCCACCGCAGCCTTCTTACACGCCATATTAAGCGTCTGCCCATTGCGAATACTATCTAGGATAATACTCACCCTCTGCTGGTCAAACTTAGTAGTACCACTACTCATAAAGAACACCTTGGTACAATTCTTGAAGTGACCAGAAATAGACTGGCCGCTCGACCCAACATACCCGTATATGTAGGTTTTAATTACCCTTAATTCCAACACCTTATGGCTGTCAAGTAAGTTGCCACTTGACAAGGTAGTTGGCACGGGTGATGCAATTGTATTCCTATCCCCTCTTATGGATTCCTGTGCTTCGTTTAGGTTGTCTGGTTCAAGTAGTTCTGAGCCAGTTCAAAAACCTGACAAACCAAAAAACGGATTCCAAAATTGGACCGCGAGTTTTTGTGGGGGGATTTTTTGAGCCCGCGAAAGCAAACGCCGACACCGACCCCTGACACTCCAGGCAGATTCCACCACGGGCCGACTCCCCATTGCGACAAATCGCATGGGGTCTCGGAGCAAGGGGCCAGAAATCCCCATTGATACAAGGGGGTTAAATTGGGAGGTGGGAATTTTCCCTACACTACCCCTCGGCCTTTCACTACTCCGCCACAATTCCCAACAAATCCTGACAGGCTATCCGATGCGCTTGGATTGCGGTTTATTGTGTCAAGTCTCTTGACCGGTCGGGATTGTGCCTGTATGGTCGTTGCATGGTTACATTGTGGTGTAACCGTTCGATAACCAAACTAGGATGTGATGTTATGTTGTATGAGGAAGTGATTGCTTGGCTCTCATTGTTCGTTGTTTTGTTCGTGGCCGTTTCTGCGGTCTTTGTTCAGGAATGGATTGAGAGTCGGCGTCAGCTCGTATCAGAACGTGAAAACGCGGAGCTGATGCGGCTTAAGCTTGTGGCTGACATTAAGCGTCTTCGACGCATTGCCAATGATGGAGGCGCATCATGCTAAGCGCAGAACAGTTGCAGCTATTAATGGTATGGATTCGCCAAGGCTATGTTACGGGCGAGGATAAAAAGTCACTTTCAGCTCTGGTTGAGAGCCTTGTTAATGACTACCCATGCAGGCTCCACCTTGTTCAAGGCTCTATCGATGCCTTGCGAGAGGTTAAGCACAGTCTAAGTGATGAGGAGTATTGGGATGTCTGTCTTGATTTCCACGCCATTATGGCGCGGCTTGTCGGTCAGTTAAACTCCATTCTCAATGAATGGCGACTAGCTAAAAAACTGGTCATTGAGAGCAGAAAGCTTCCCAAGGGATACCCTGGGGGCCATAGGCGGATACGTGTATTTGCTACCCGTATGGACGAGTGCCGGTATCTAATGGCCGAAGATATGCTAGGCAAGCGCGAGCCTTCACTTGAGCGACTGCTTGCGCAAGTGAACGCCACTACAGCCAATCTAGAAGACTCACCCGAGGCGATGAAAGGGGGCGCATCATGCTAAGCAATACTGACAGACACTACACGTGCCGCGACTGCCATGGCTCGGATATTCATTCACCTTTCTGGATAGACGTGAACACGCGAGAAGAGAAAGGAGCCTACACTGCGCAGGGTTACCCTGCTCGCTACCGCATTTTCTGGTGTGGTACGTGTGAAGAACCAAAGCA